TCCCCTTTTTCATTATCCGATAATAGCTATTTACGGAATAAACCCACCAACACCAACAATGCGACTAACCCAGCGAAACCGGATTCGCCAAAATTATTTATGATTGATGTCAGGTTACCAATAACAGTTACGCCAAAGATTCCACTTCCAAACAATACTTCGCTTACAGCTCCGATTGCTATGAAAGAGGCAAGTAGTTGAGCGATATCATCTACCCAACCTTTGACTAACGCGATGACTTCCTTCATTGTTTTCTCCCGTTTGTTATTCTTATCATTTAACAAAAAAGGGATTTTTAACTTCCGTTTTCTGTTGTCAAGAACTTCTCTCGACACTAATAAATATAATATATACGATATTTTGTTTTGCAATATATATGCACCGATTTTTGAGTTACTTAATATTTATTTATGAGTTATAATATCTATTTTTAATACAATACAAGGAAATCAAAATGAGTCAGGATTACGAATTATTTGAGGGTAAATCACTATCATCATTGTTCAAAGATATTTATGATAATTCCAAACACAATAAAACACAACTTGAAATGTTAGTAAAAGAAGTTGCTGGATTTATCAAAGATGGGGATATGGCTATTCAGTTAATCCCTATGATAAAAGAGTATTTGGAAATCAATGTAAAGAATGATGAACAGCTTGTTAAGTTGGCCACAGTAGTTCAGCGATTAATTGCTGCTGAAAACAAAGGTGGCAGTGAATCAGAATTTGGTTTATCAGAGAAAGAAAAGGAACAATTATTAACAAGTATAGATGAAGTAGTTGTAGACATCCAAAAGAAATCAGATAAAATAACAGACGATATACAATCAGTTAAGGAAAATTAATGGCGCATTGGAGTAAGAATTCAGATCCATCGAAGGGTAAAAAACAACCTGGATCTGCACCAGTTTCCCAAGATAAATCAGGAGGACTTCCTACTGCAGCAACTGTTCGTAGAATGGTTAAGGGTCTGATACCAAGTCCAAATGAAAATGAATTTTACGAAATGGAAATGGGAGAAGTTATAGCCGTCCACCTAAAAGAATCTGATCTTCCAGAGTTAAAGGATGGCAGTGGTAAAGATTGGAGTAAACTTGGTTCTGTTACTGTAAGAATGGTTAGTAGTCAATTTGATACTCCACTTACTAATGTGGGTACTGTTAAACCACTATTTCCAAATTCTCACCCACTTCCCGTGAGAGGAGAATATGTAGTTGTCGTATCATTTAATAAACAAAATTTTTATATTAACGTTCTTAATCTATTTGATAATGTAAATAGTAATGTTGGTCCTGGACTTAGTGGCATTAGACCAGAAGATATTAAAGAAGAAGATTTTATTTATGAACATTTTGAAATTGATAATGAAATTAGAAATTTGTGGCCCTACCAAGGTGATAGTATTTTACAAGGTAGATGGGGCAATTCTATAAGATTTGGAAGTAATATTATACCTGATTCACATGAAGATGAAGATGATAAACCGGATTCACCGAATATTCTTATTAGAGCAGGACAATTATTAGATGCTGATAATTTTAATAAAAGTGGAGTTGTACAAAATTTAAAAGAATCTCCAAAGAAACCAGTTGAAGAAGATATAAATGCTGATGGTTCTTCTGTTTGGATGACTACTGATCAATCTGTAAAGTTAAATAGAACAAAATCCAATTCTCAAAAACATCGGTTAATGTCAAAAGTTCACAATGATAAAAATCCTATCGATGGTGGAAAACAGATTGTCATTAATAGTGATAGGATTACATTTAATACAAAAAGAAATGAAATAATGGGTTATTCTGCACTTGGAATTGGATGGGGAACACCTTGGTCATTTACAATTGATGCAGATAGACAATTTTGTGTGTCTACTCCCAGAACCAGATTTTATACTGGAGAATATAGTGTGTTAGTTGGTCCAGATGCTATGAATAGTGTTGTAGGAGGCGGTCATCCAGAAAGTGGAGAGCCTGAACCATTTCCATTAGTTGGTCCAGATGCTGTGAATTCCAATTTAGCTTCAGCATCTGGAATCTCTATTGGGGAAAAGGTTTTAATAGCAAGTGCATGTCCATCTTTTTTAACACTTGATGATAAGGCACATTTACAATCTTGTAAGGGTGCAATATTACATCTTGATGATTGTGCAGGAATGAAAGATAACCAAGGTTCATTTTTACGGATAGGTGGAGAGGCTTTAGGTATAACGGGATATGTAAACGGTAGAGATGATATGGGACAACAACATCTCGTATATGGAGAAGAACTTACAAATTTAATGGATTCTATTTGTAATTCATTTGTAGAATTGGGTGATGTTATATTGAATTTATCAGCTATTCCAACTGGAGCCGGTCCAAGTGGTCCAGTTAGTGGTGGTCCCCCAAATACAATTGCTGTAGAGGCATGGATAGCCGGAGTAGAAACAATAAGAGCTAGACTCTGTGATATGTTAATGAAACCGGACTAATAATGGCATTGGACAAAAATAAACTTAAAACAGCTTTAGTTGATAATTATAGTAAATTAGCACAAGATGGAGAATCAACACAATCAGATTCAGCTGAAGGAATGGCAACAGCAATAATAGATTTTATGAAAGATGCTGAGATAATACCCATTGGTAGTCCAGCATTTACACCAGCTCCCACACCAATACCAGACCCTTCATCTATAGGTTTAAAGTTAAAGGTAAGTGGAGTTGACGCAGCCAAAGCTCCATTGAAGGCAGCGATAGTAGGTAGTTTTAAAGCACAAGATCCGACAATGACACAAATAACAACGGGTATTGTTTCAGCCACAGCTTTAATGTTAAATTTTGGAACACCAGCTCATTCAGCAATAGGAGCGAGTGTAATGGTAGTTCCACCAATTTTTGCACCATCAACCGCAGTTGGTTTTGGTGGTGGTAGTATAGAAGATGTTTGTAATAGTATGGCAACACTTATCTACGCATCCTTTCTTGCAACAATTTTTACTGGAACGGTTATTAAACCACCAGCTGTGATACCAGGAGTAATTAGTAGTACAATAATATAGAATAGGAGTTATTAAAATGAAGAAACAAGAGTTAATAAAAATAATTGAACTTGTAGTTCGTAAAGAAGTGAAAAAACAGGTGAATGAGATATTTATTAAAGAAGAAAATTCATCTTCACTTACCGAATTAGTTTCATCCCCCACAATAGAAAAAGAGCTTGAAGTATCTGTTAGGAATCAGTATAAAACTAAACCTAACAAGGAAGTAAACTATACGACAAACAAAGCTCTTAACAAAGTGTTAAATGAAACTGTTGGTGGAGTTCCACAGGGGGATGGTAGTGGATACCCAACGATGGGTGGTGGAGTTTATGATACCAGCAAGATAAATGATGTACTTGCAGGAGCTACAGGTTTAGGGAATGGTGGTGTATCAAAGGAAATGAAAAGAGAAATTGGAGCAGTAGAATCTATTAAGAAAGCAGGAGTTTCAGTTGACCAAGTTCCAGACCATGTAACAGATGCATTAACAAGAGATTATTCGGCAGTTATGAAAGCAATTGACAAGAAAAAGAATGGGACAAATTTTCGTCCATAATGGAGTAAACAATGGGTAGAGCACGGAGTGTATTAGAATTAGATTTAGATCCAGATGTAACAATTGGTTTAGGATTACCTATGCGATATGATGATGTTAAGGGATTTTTTCCAGGAACTTCAACAACTCTTTCACAGACAGGAAGCAACATTAGAAATTTACTTTTAACAAATAGGGGTGAGCGAGTTGGCCAACCAAACTTTGGTGGTGATTTACTTTTAACTTTATTTGAACCTATGAGTGATCAACTCATTACTTCAGTTGAGGAGAGGATATCGGAAGCAATGGTAGAATGGTTACCGCATGTAACAGTTAATGAATTAATTGTAGAACAAGATGAATCGGAACCAAACCAATTGAACATTAAACTTGAATTTAGTCTGAGTATGAATCCGGAAATTCATGATGCTGTAAGTTTAAGTTTCCTTACTGGTACATAATTTAGTGGAGAAATAAAATGGCGAGAGTCCAAAAAGAAGTTAGATATATAAATAAAGATTTTGGTGCTTTTAGAGAAGGTTTGATAGAGTTTGCAAAATCTTACTATCCGAATACATATAATGATTTTAATGAATCGTCACCTGGTATGATGTTTATTGAAATGACATCTTATGTTGGTGATGTTCTTTCTTATTATGTAGATTCACAATTTAAAGAAATGTTATTGGCTTATGCAGAAGATAGAAAAACTATTTATGAAATGGCTCAGGTATATGGATATAAACCAAAAATAACTCAACCAGCTTTTACAAATATTGATATTTTCCAAACAGTTCCTGCAACTGGAACAGGAAAATCAGTAAGACCAAATATGAACTATGCTTTGACTATTAATGAAGGTGCACAAGTTACTGCAAAAAATGGTACGATATTTAGAACATTAGAAGATTGTAATTTTAAATATTCAAGTTCATATGATCCTTTATCCATTGATGTATATGAGGTAAACCAAACAACTAAAGTTCCTTCATTTTATCTATTACAAAAAAGTGTAAGAGTACAAAGTGGAAATGTTAAATCAGACACATTCACATTTGGTGCAGCTGAATCATATCCAAGAATAAAATTATCTCAACAGAATATTATAGAGATAATTTCAGTAACAGATAGTGATAACAATGTTTGGTACGAAGTTCCTTATTTGGCACAAAATACCACATTCATAGAAGAAGAAAATACAGCAGCAAATGATCCAAGTTTGGTTCAATATAATGATACAGTTCCATATTTGTTAAAATTAAAAAAGACTCCAAGACGCTTTATTACTTATATTTTACAGGATGGTTCAACAGAATTAAGATTTGGTAGTGGTATATCAGATAGTCCAGATGAAGAAATAGTTCCGAATCCAAATTCAGTTGGATCTACTTTACCTGGAAGTCCAAGCAAACTTGATACATATTTTGATCCAGCAAACTTTTTGAAAACAGAAGCATATGGTCAAGCTCCTTCAAATACAACTCTTACTGTTAAATTTTCTTATGGTGGTGGAATTGATGATAATGTGGCAGCTGATTCAATAATAAACGTAACTGATATTGGATTTACACAAGTTACTACTGGTCTTAATGCATCTTTAGTTAGTTCGACTCAAAATTCGGTGGCAGTAACCAATCCATACCCCGCGACGGGAGGAAAGTCTGCAGAAACAACGATTGAAATTAAAAACAATGCCTTAGCATATTTTCAAGCACAGGGTAGGGTTGTAACTAAAGAAGATTATATTATAAGAACATATGCAATGGGGAGTAAATATGGAGCAGTATCAAAGGCATATATTGTTCAAGATGAACAATTAAATATTCCAAGTATGCAAAAAGAGACTTCCGATGGTTCAAATATTTTTATTGATGAAAGAAATTTAGATCAACTAAAAACTAAAGATATACAATCATCTATTAAAAGACTTCCGAATCCAATGGCATTAAATTTATATACACTTGGGTATACTGAAGATAAAAAACTTACCCAACTTAATGTTGCAGTCAAAGAGAATCTAAAAACTTACCTAAGTCAATACAGATTAGTAACAGATGCAATTAACATTAAAAATGCATGGATTATTAATATTGGAGTTAAATTTGGTTTTATATCACGGAGGGGATTTAATAAAAGTGAAGTAACATTAAGATGTATAGTAAAAATTAAAGAATTTTTTAATATCGATAGGTGGCAAATTAACCAACCAATTGTTATCGCCGAATTGGCAGCAGTAATTTCAAATGTTGAAGGTGTGGGAGCAGTAGTTGCACCAACAGAAAATAATCCACAAAACCATCCTGTATTAATTAGTAATAAATGGCAAGCCGCAGATGGTTATTCTGGAAATGTATATGATATAAATTATGCGACCAAGGACGGGACTATTTATCCTTCTTTGGATCCATCTATATTTGAATTAAAATATCCTGATATAGATATAGAAGGAAGATCAATTGGTGATTCCGCCGGTGTGATTTTTTAAAGGGAGAGTGTAGATGCATTATTTTGAATTTCCAAGCAAAGATAGTACCTTATATGAAGTAAGTTCGAGTATGAATACAAGTCTTGATGAAATACTTGAAGTTAGAAAAGATATGAATGCGGATGGGTCGGTGGTATATACATCTCGGATACTTATAAAGTTTGATTTGTCTTATATTTCTGAATCTGTAGCTTCGGGGTTAATTACATCTGGATCAAACACAAAATTTTATTTAAATTTATATGATGCCAATTCAACTGATTTAAATATATCACAAACTTTATATGGATATCCAGTTAGTCAGTCTTGGTCAAATGGATCAGGAAAACGCGATTCAAATCCAGTAATATCAGATGGTGTAGGTTGGAAATGGAAAGATGATTCTACAACAAGAACACAATGGAATGCAGTTTCACAATCTGGTGGAACTTGGTATAGTGGAAGTGGATA